GTGTTAAGATTAACTACGTTAGAATCTGTTGTCCATGGGCTACCGCCTCCCCCAGCTGCATCATCAACATATTTTTTATTAACTAGATCTAGATCTTGGGTNGGTGTTGTTCTTACTTTTCCCGCCGANTGATCTCCNGAATGATTTGGAAGANACATAGCTTCCGTTGATCCGTCATGTGCTATTGGATTTTGTTTTTGAATATTATTAATTAAACTATCAGTTGCACTTTTTCTTCCGCTACCTTTTCCCCCCATTTTAATTTATACCTACCTTGTATCTTTCATAGACAAGTGATTCTTGTTCTACTTCAAGATTTAATATTTTCCCTACTTGATTTGTAGATCCCGCTATAAGTCCATCTACTGCTGGATATTTTTTACTTATACCTTGTTCTCCACTTGTTGCGGGGCCTTCACTAACCATAAATTTAGAAGAGAAATAAACTTTATATAATTATTGTATTATCCAAGAACGCCTTGTTTTTTTAAATCTTCAATTAATGTGCATAATCCGTCGCCAATTACTCCGACTGCTGCATCTGCATCAATAGATCTATCTTCTGATACATTACTTGTTGTCCATGCTGCCGGAACTATATCCCTTTCACTTCTTCCCATCTTTTGCTTTCTCCTTTGGTTTTTCTACTGGCTTTTCTACTATTTCTCGCCTTCTTGCTCTTATGTTTTCGGCTTTTGCTGTCTGGCCTGTGTCCATATAGTGTTTGTATAATCTTTTTGCGTTTTCTAATGTCATTTTATTTTAGTTTCCACTTATTTAAAATTGTATTTAATATGATAAATCCGCCAACAATGCTTAGTTCTAATGGTGTCATTTTAAGCTACGGTGTCAGTTATTAAATGAACAGATTTTGGATCAGTTAATAACCCTTCTCCTTCTTCCCATACTCTAATTTTTCTTCCAATTCCAACTTCGGTTACTACCGCAGAAGTTATTGGCATAAATTGTTTCCATGTACAAGCTCTTTTTGGAATAAATTGAAGTGCGTAATCTGTTACTGCATTTTCTGAGACAATTACTTGATTTCCTAAAATCTCCATGATTACTCCTGTTTTTAATTTTTCACTTGAAAAACTAGGAATACTAGATCCTTTAACATTTATTAAATAATTTAATAGATTTTTATGTTCTATTGAATTTATATATAATATTACTTCTTTTGCATCATATCCGTTTGCACGAATCTTTTGATTTCCTACCATAATGTCTAGTATTGGATTTCCTGTTGAAGCGTCGTCCCAGCCATCAGCTGTCGCTGCTGTTGTGTTAATATTTACAGGGCTTAAATTTTCTGTAATAATATTATATAATCTTTTATCTACTTGGTTTGCTACTGCTCTTACTAGATCTCTAATGTTTGTTGCTAGAATATCAATATCTGTATCTTTAATATCTTCTTCCGAAATTAGCGGCGATTCTACAAAATATTTTCTTACATAACTTGTTTGCCTTGTCCAGCTTTGTTCTACTACAACTGGCTGTGATCTAAAAGATGTATTTGCGATTTGTGAATCTGTGATTGCAGTAGTATCTGTTGAATCTAAAAACCCACTTGTTTTTTGATACCATCTAATTTCTCTTGCTGCTGTTGTTGAGATTGTAACATGATGTTTAAGAACTAAAACTTCATCTGCAAAACCCTTTGCTAGCTTATCGATATCAATTCCTCTAATGTCTTGTTCTCCGCTTGTTGCCATTATTCGCTATCTCCTTCTTCGACTACTTCTTCCGTTTCTTTATCACAAAGTGCGTCTGTTACTGAATCATCTTCTGCCATTATGCGTTAGGTGATCCCCCCCCGATATTTAAATGTACTAAAAATGTTTCGCCATCTGCCGCTGTTTCTAGTGCTGTGCCTAATACTTCCCTTCCTTCCTTCGCTGTTGTTGCTACAATTACTTCGTTAGTTCCGCCTGTTTCACTCATCACAGAATCTCCTGCTGTTATTGTTCCGCCTGCTGTCATTCTAAAAATTCCTTCCATGTAAACCGCCAATTTTGTATTCCCATCAGATGCTATTTTTGCTTCTGCTGCTATTCCTGCCAGTGCATCTCCCGCTCCGCTTGTGATAATTGCTGTCATAGGATCAGTAAGTTTTAATAATGTTCCTTTTGGAATTGCTGTTCCATCTGCTACGGTAAAAGGTATAGGTATCCCTGTTTCGAATTGTAATGTTGCCTCGTTTGCCATATATTTTAGTAGTAGTTCATATATTTAAATGTTTTGTTCTTCTTCTATCTTTTTTTCGGCTAGTTCTATAATTAATTTATGGATCTCTATGTCTATTTCCCCATTAATTACATTTTCTTCTGATCCTTTTTTAATCTTTGTCCATCTAGATTCTAATTCTGTACCTATTTTTAACTCTAAATCTTTTGGTTCATCAATCATTGTGTTTACCTGCGATGACTTCGTTTGCATATTCTAGATCTGTTTGCTTTTTTTCTTCTTTAAATTCTCCAGCTTCTGCTTTTCCGCCTAGTTGTTCTTGGATTTTCATTGTTTCTTGCCTATCTAATAATTCTTTAAACTTATCTAGATTTTCTTCAAGAGATGAATTTACATTCCTTGCTTCATCAATAAGGCCCAGCTTCGAATCAGAAACTCCCGAGTTATCGGTTTGTGCGATTTCAGTATTGTTCTGTACCATCTTTTTATTCACCCCCTTCTGTATCAATTAATAAAGTTAATATTGTGTTTAATAATCCGAATGATAATGAACTTTTTTGAGTTGATGTTTTTCCTTTCGCTAGATTTTTAAAATATTCAGATTCTTCAATTCTTTGTGCTAGTTCCTTTTGTCTTTCTTCATCTCGACTTATAGCAAATAATCTATTCTTTTCTTTTGCTAATTCTAATTCTGCTTCGTTTTGTCTTGTTTGACTTTCTTCAAATATCCTTGATTTTTCTTTTGCTAAATCTAAACTTGTTTCTTCAAATTCTAATTGTTCTTCTTCTTCCCTTGCTTCTTTTTCTTCTGGTGTTTCTGCACCATCTATCCTAGTTATTATGCTATCAAATTCTAGTGCGTTTGCTTCTACATTTGCAGAAATTAATCTTTTAAAAGGCATTAATAAAGGGTTTACTGTTGCTGAAATAGCTGCAAAATTACCTGCGTATGATTGATATTCTGCTAGTTGTGCTATTATTGCACCCGCTTCTTCTTTTGTTATTGTTCCCTTTTCTACTTGTTTTGCTACTGAATTTAATTGAAAATTTATTCCGTCTACTATATTGTCAGATGCTAACCATGTCATGATAACATCTACACTCGCAACCCCTGCACCAAATTTTACATAAGGATTAGTCCATAATTTTTTTAATCCTGCCGGAGTTAAAGTTTTTAATAGTTTTTGTGCTTTATTTAAATTTTGTGTAAATGGTTTTAAGTGTTTTATGTCTGCACCTTTTGGTAATACAAATTCGGGAAATCCTGTTTTTGTTCCTTGTTTAGATCCTAATCTGAAAACATCAGATATTGGCTTTTCTAGTTTTGATCCGGGCGTTTTTACTAAGGCAGCTGCTTTATCTGCTGCTCTTTTTGATGCACCTTTTGCACCCCCCTTACCAAGTACCGTAGTTCCCGAAATCATTTTCTTTATTGATAATAGTGATAATATATCTAGTAATACCAAACTTGTTCTAGGATCTGCTAATAATTTCGCACCCCAAAAATCTCCTAAAAAACTTTCTCCTTCTTGCACTCTTTCAAATTGTTCTTGTGCTTGTCCAAATAATGATTTATCTTCTTCTGCTTCTCCATCTCCCCCTAATCTTATAGGTGCTGATTCTTCTTCTCCCCCTAATCTTATTGCTTCCCCTTCTTGTTCTCTTGCTAATCTACCTTCTGCTGTTCTTCTTTCTGATTCTGCATGAAGTTCATCTGCTCTCGCTAAATCTCCTTTTCTATCTATTCTTCTTTGTTTTCTTGCTTCTTGTTCTGCTTGTAATCTTACATTTAATCCTTCTGTTGTTCCCCCAAATGCTGCTGCTTCTTCTAGTATTTTTTTCCTATGTGCTTTATTTTGGATATTACTCTCCATACTTGACATAAATCTAGCTTTATCTTCTGGGCTAAAACTTTTTGTAATTCTCGATAATTCCTTTCTTGATGATTTTTTTGATATTAAAACACTTTTTCCCATTATTTTATTCTTTTATGTAATTTATTTATAGCTTCTGTATTGTTTTCTACTGCTCATTAAACTTCCATTACTCTTTATTTTATCATATAATAAGATTATTACGACAAGAGG